CAGATCCTCTGTTCCAAACTGCTCCTACATGGTTCCATTCTTTTTGAGTTATACAGCTTGCTGTCACACAGAATGAAGCTACTCCTGCACTTTCCCATACAGACCATCCAAGTATTGAACCAGATCTCCATAGTTGGTGTCCTTGTGTTTGTCCACCATCTTCCCATAAAATTTGATGGTTTGATGAAGATTCTGGCTTAATCCAAACGGAAACTGATACTCTATCTTGTACGTTTCCAGAATCATAATTTGAAGATGTTATTTCTCCACCATTATAATACCATTGTATATACTCTCCCTGAATATAATTATTTGCTGAGGCTGAGAAAACATATGCAGAGTGGCCTGTTATTGCAGATTTGTCTATAGAACTATTGTGAGTAGACCATGGTACATATAGAGCAGAAGAAGATATTGAGCCTGAACCTATTGATATATTTGTAGCAGCTGCATTTATCACTTTCGAACCGGTTTGTGTACTAAAATTATAATGTAGTGCTGGAGGCATGGTTGGAAAATTAGGTAAAGAAGCTACTTCAATTTTACCCTTAAAATATCCATTAGTTGTGTATAATCCATATCCAGTAACGCCATCATTAAAAGAAAAATCTGTTATTCCAGATAAATCTCCTATTCTAGCAACTGTTGATACTTCTCCAAATGTAGAATCAACGTCTGTTGGATAACCATTTACGTCAACAGCTTGAACCTTAGTTCCTATATTAACATTATTTCTTTCTACTATATCAATATATGGAGTGTATCCATCGGTTGGTTGTGCATTTAATAATATATACCCTGTTCCCTCTCCTCCTTGTGACGCTATTGTTTGTCCATCACTTATGTTTTCTATCCAATATCCTCTTCCATTTCCAGATACCCTAGCATCCATATTTCTTTCTACCCCAATTATTGGAGAGATTGAAGCAGTTGCACCGGATAATTGAGTTGTATGTAATTTGTATGCATTACCATCTAACCCTTCTGCTCCGACAGCTTGAATATATAATGAGTCTATGCCAGTATCAGCTGATTCTGTTGTGTTGACAAAAACGTCTTTTACCTCTGCATTTATTTTTTGTTTCAAATTCACCAAAGTGGTTATAATGTTTGAAGATGATGCGTAATAATATGTATTATTAAAAACCGTATCGGTTGAAAGTGTACCAGTTTGTCCTACAAATGTGTGTGTTTCTGATGCAGTTAAAAAAGTTTTTATTGGTACTTCAGAACTAAAGTCTACAGATGCAGATGCTGGTGTTGCAGATTTTCCTAGTGATTTTGAAACACATAACATGTATTCTCTAACAAATCCTTCTCTTCCATCTGGTCCTTGGTCTACTGCTTTTGCAACTAGTATTTCTGAACCTGTTTGGAATCCTCCTGCATTATCAACCTTTAGCGCTTGATTTGACTTTATTGCGTGTAAATCTCTAAGTAGAAAATTATTTCCTTGGTCATTTGTGCCAGTTCCACCAGTAATCTTAAATTGTAATCTTGGATCGTCACCTGTTCCAGAAACCCATGTTGCATCTTTTGTAAATCGAACATCGTGTATTTGGTCTAAACCATTTACTGGAGCCGTTAGGTTTACTGCAGCTGCTACACTTCCATCTGACTTTGTCATATTCATATTTGCAGATGTATCTCCATTTATTAACCTAAGACGTGGATAACTACCTTGTGAACCTGAAGCAGCATAGTAGGTGAACCTATATGTTGTTCCAATCGGATCAGCTGAATGTGATAGAGGAATTTCAATTCTTCCAAACGCGGTTGCAGAATTTACAAAGTTCCACCATAAATCTGAATTATGCACTACAGATGCTGTCGGATTTGAATCAAAAATTCTAATTCCAGCGTAAGATGATTGTGTCGTTGCTAATACTTCACCAGAATAATTTATTTCTAATCCGTCTGGACCCTTTAACCATGGATATGGTTGGAATCTTAATTCTGGACTATCTGTTTTTGTGGCATTTGCTACCATTACTTGGCCACCAACAACTGATATAGTATCTTTTTCAAATACTGCAGTTGACAATGTTCCTCTAATTACTGCGTTTTCAAATTCAGCTCTACCATCTGCCCTAATTTGCCATCCTGTTGCGTTAGCAGTTAAACCGGACACAAATGGGTTTGTTTCAATTGTTCCACCTGAACCTAACACTATACCAGGATCTGCAGCCGATGCTGTTCCACCTTTAGATAATAATTTGTCTGATTCTATTTTCCATCCAGCTATATCACCCTCGTTTGCAGTAATTGTACCTTGCATAGTCACATCGCCGTCTGCGTTAAGGTGGAATCCACTAGATGATATTACTATATTACTACCATATCCATGAATATAACTTGCATTAGGGTTTCCAACAAAAAATGTATTTGTTCTAATATCTAATCCGTTTCCAGCGTCAGAAGATGACCATCTAATATATGAATGAGAATTGTGAACGAACTCCATACCAAGTCCTATATATGTCGTTGTTAACGCTGCGTTTGATGAGCAAGTAACGTCTACACATGAACCCGACCATAGCATCCATCCATTTTGTAATGAGCTAGAAGCTGCTTTCCATCCTTGATAATCTTTTGTTCTTATATTTGCCATATATTACTCCTAATTAGCTGCTATTCTACCCTGTATTATTATTCCATTTCCAACGATCATCGTTCCCGTTAAATGATTATCATCTCCATTAATGTATATATTATCTCCAGCAAAATCGACATCATATATATAATGGATATAATCAGATTTTAACCCAAGCTCATTTTCAAATTCAAACTTAAAATCTATTCTTGCATCTTGCTGTGCCAAGCTTAATTGTGATTCTATCATTGCGTGATTTGGAGTAAAACTAGTTTCTGCAACTGCTGTTATACTTATATCTGATATATACCATTTACCATTATCTATTGCAAAAACAGGACGTCCATATCCATCACTATCGGCTTCAACTATCATTCCGAGTATTCTTTCATTTAGTTCATATTCTCCAGTCACAACAGGAGATTCTGGTAATTCTGGCATAACAGACTCTGTTGGCTGCATGAATTGTTGGGCTGGAGCTTCTGCTATTGGAGAAACTACTCCTCCTGCTGGGTCATATACTTGATGGCCAGGCCTGTTGCTAACAGAAGTTCCATATGTTATTGTGTCTCCCTTTCCGTCATTTTGCTGTTCATTTACATTGAAAGTAAATGCTCTTTGATGTTGGTAATTGCCTGGACTGGCCCACACTGGAGACACTGGAGATCCGAAACCATCTGTTGTGGTTGGAGTTGCATATGTTTGATGTGTTTGATATATTGCGTTAAGCGTTACCACGTGTTTTCCTAATTTTTCTTCCAAAGGGAATCGTGAAGACTTATCTCCATTAAACGCAGAACCCGACATAAAAATTTCTACTCTTGGTACAGACGCATATTCTCCAGATGCTGAGTATACTGCTCCTGACCCTGTATTTACAAACCTTCCTCCTGATTTTGTGTATGCTGCTGATTTTGCAGATAGTCGCATAGATAACATATACTTTGTTCCAGCGTAAAATGGTATTTCTTTTTTGGCAGAAACACGTAAGAAAGATTCTGATATAAAGTTTTGACCTTCTGGCATTTGAACATACATTGCATCTAATTGTTGAAGATCGTCCACGGTCACTGTTGGTAATGGAGTTGTCATTTGATATCCAGCTCCATTTGGATAACCAACTTGATGGGACGAAGACCATTCAAATTTCCAATAGTTATCAACATAAGATTGTGTTGTAAATTTTCCCATAGGTTGCCTATCAAATATATTACTACTATCAAAAAACATTTCTTTTGTTTCAACAGTGTCTTGTCCTTGTACTTGCCAAGTGGATGTTCCATGTAAACGAGTATACGTTATAACCTTGGAAACATCTCCACATATAGGGTCTAAATTTCCTAGTACTACGTTTGCAAATGAAGTTTTATTTTCTGAAACTGTGTGAAATGCATTTGGAATTTGTTGGTAAAGTAAAGAATATGTTGCCCCTGCAGAAGTAGACTGAGAGTGTAGTGGACCAAAAAATGGAACATCATTAATTTGCCAATATGGCATAGGATATAATGTTGGTTCATCTCTAGCAGTTATCGGTTCCGGAACAAATTTTGAGTTTATTTGGTATCTCGGTGAAACTACACAGTCTGTTGAGTTTATAACGTCAACAATAGTTGTATTAAATACTGGAGGATATGCTGGTTCTGCTGCACCTGGAAATAATCCATCTGAACCTGACGGCTGTATTGATATAGATGAGCCAACCATTTCTGATGTTAATTTGAAAGATTCACTGGTGTATGAGTTTGTTGGAGCTCCGTCAAAATTAAACCTTAACATTGCAGAGCTTCCCTTAGAACCACCTTGTAGCCAGTATGAAACTTGACCTGCTGACATAGTTGCAGTTGATGCTGTTCCTTGTACAAAAGAATTAGAAACTTGTCCACGCTGAATTTCGTTTATTGCAACTCTAGGTTTTCCTTGATTTGCAGCTTGATATATACCACTGTCATTTGGATAGATTATTGGAGTATTGTTTACCAAGGTTGGGTCAATAAATATCTTTTTTCTCCATCTAACATTAGGTCTATTTACCCAAGTTGAACCTCCTCTTAATGGCCTTCCACCAGGTCTTTTTTTAGCTGTTCCAACGATTGTAATAAAGGCTGGTCCAGGCGATGTTGTTGAAGGACGAACTTCTATTGTGACTAGTCTTCTTTGATGTGAATCTAAATAATCATTAACTTTGTGAAAAACAGGTTTTCCCCATCTATCTAAAACTTCTACCTCAATTGTTGAATTTTTTTTGAGTAGATCAGCGTTACCAGCTATTCTAAACATATTTTTACCACCAGTTAATACGTCTGGGCAGTCTGATACATTGAAGTAGTTGGACCAAACGGCATCGTCGGTTATTAGTACATCATATAGATGTAAACCCTTGTACGAATTTCGTTTTGTTATTAATCGATTTTGTAAATCGTGTCCCATTTATTATCTCCAATATATCCACCCACATCTACTATGGGTATCTTATATAAATATATAGGAAATTAATATCGTACCTTACTTGTGTTGGAAGAAACTTCTATTTCTATTAGTCCATCAACCATATCTTTCATAATATCAATGTGAGATATTATCATAATAAAGTCAAATTCGGTTTTAAGATAATCAAATAATAAACTTAAAGAACTTAAGCTTTGTGAATCGAGATTTCCAAACCCTTCGTCAACAATTAAAAAATTTGGTCTAGGTAAATTTGATATTTTAATAAGAGCAACTCTAATTGCCAAAGAAGAAATAAACTTTTCCATACCAGATGTCATTTCTAGTGGCCACATATTGTCATCGGAGTATTTAATATAACTAAGAATATCTTTTCCATCTACGTCAAAATGTATTTGAAAATCTACTATTTGAGACAAGGTATTGTTTACTTCTTCCTCGATATATGGTAAAGTTTCAGCTATTATTTCATAAGGTATACCATCTCTACGTATAGCATCTAAATAATACTCATAACATTTTAATTTTAATTCTAAATCATGAGCCTCTTTCATTGTGTTCTGTATTTCCAATATGTTTCTTTCACATATGCTTACATCACTCCAAGATTCTCTGAGTCTAAGATTATTTGCAGATATTTTGGAACGAACATCTTCTTTTTCAGATTCTAATAATGAAAGGTCCGCATTTATTTGTCTATTATGCTCTATTGCCTTTTCATTTTTATGGTATGTCTTTATCTCGTTATTTATTTCCAAAAGAGAATGTTTATTTGACATTAAACTATTTTTTCTTTTTTCAGTTTTAACTCGAAGTTCAGAATCAAATCGTTTATATTTGTTTTGCTCAAAAACTAAAGCGTTGTATTCTGCCAATTTTTCTCTTATTTCAGAAAAACTATCTATTTTTAATTGTGAAACATTGTTTTCTGCTAATAGGCTAGAAGAAGTTATTTTGTCTTGTTCTAAATCTTTTTGCGCTTTTTCAGCTGTTTTTACAAATTCATTATTACAGCAGTATTCGCAGTTTGGGTCGTATTCGTGAGAATCTAATTTTGAAATTAAATCTAATTTGTTTTTAACGTTGACCTTTAACAATTCAATTTCTCTTTGAATTCTATTATTATTTTTCTCTTCCAATTCTAATAGGGATATATCCTTATTTAATTGTTCTAAATTATACTTAAGAAGATTATCACTAAAATCTTTTAATTTTTTTTGATTTGATAATTCATATCCTTCATACTTTTTTAATTTAGTTTCGTCTTCCAATATCAAATCATTTACATTTTCTTTTTTTGCCTGTAATATGCTCAAATCTGAAGTAGACGATATAGTTTTTAATTTTCCAGTTTTTTGTCGAATCTGTTTATCAATTGATAGTTGTTCTTTGTCAAGTTCTTTTTTCTTTACATCTAAAACGTCATATTCTTTTTTATATATACCTAAGGCTTCCTCTTCATCAAGTAAGTTTTGTGCGTAATCAACTTTCTTAAAATTTTTCAAAAGTATTTGAACAGACTTTATTTCTTCGTTTGCCAACCTATATAATTCTTCAAAAACAAATATATCTAAAAACTTAGATAATAAATTCTTTTTTTCTGGCTGAGGTTTATCAATGAACCCAGTATTATTGTTTTGCATTGACATTGCCGTTAGAACAAAGTCTTCATATATTCCTAAATACCCAGATATATTTCTATCTGTATATCTACGCTGTTCTCCGTTTAATGATAAAACATTTCCATCTTCTCCAATCATCCAAAAATCTACATCGACTCTAACAGACTTTCCATCTTTATTTCTTTTACCACGTCTTTCAATAAAATAATCTACACCATCTATTTCAAAATTTAATTTGCACTTAAAATTATTTTTCTTATTGTTTATAACATTTGACGCTGAAAACGTTCTGCTACATTTGTTAAATAGGCAAAACATTAATGCGTCAAAAATAGCTGATTTTCCAGCGTGGTTGGGAGCAAATATACCAACAACATCTTCTGTTTTTGAAAAATCTATTGTATTACCTTTTCCATAGCTAAACATGTTTTCAAATTCAAAAGTTTTTGGGTTCCAATTTATTCCTCGAGATACATCAATATCTGGCAATCTTTTATTTAATTCTCTATTTATATTTTGTATTCGCTGAATTGTTTCGATATCTGGATTGTGGTTGTCAGTTATATATTCTTCCAGTAACGTATTTTGATATGATACATCGCGGATATCTTTTACTATTTTTCTAGTTTTTTTATTTTGCGCATCTAAACCATCTGTTCTAGTAATAACAATATCAGTTGTTCTACATTTAGTTTTAATAGTTTTTGTTATTTCTTTTAACTGTGATTGGGTTGTATTTTTAGCCCTTATTCTAACTCTTGGGTATTTTGGAATATCGTCTATGTTTGGAAGTACACCATTATCTACGTCAACAGTGTAAAAGCCAAAGTCATTCTTAAAATTAACAAAAGACGCTTTTCGAGTTTTAACATCCCATATTGCACAACCATGATTTTCAAAAGATTCTCCAAAATTTTGTTGTAGAGTTGAACCAACCTGTAATATGCGTTTTTCTTTATCATAAAATTGTCTTTTATGAATGTCTCCTAACATAGACATATCATACCCATCAAACATAGATATTTTCAAATTATCACTACTAACAACATAACCTTTATCAGTTTTAGATTGGTCAACGGCTCCATGAAATAAAGCAACTTTAGTTTCAGCTTCAAATGAATTTGATTTTATAAATGTGGATGGATCGTCAAATATACCAAAAACCGTAAAGGCGACATCTGCTATTCTATAGACTCCAGAATCTTTTAAGTAGTGTAATTGTGGATGGTCTAATGCAGAAATTATGGGCGATAATGAATCTAAACGGGAAGAATTATTAAGATTTGCGTCGTGATTTCCAGTTATAACAATTGTATGTCGTCTATCTGCTAGGTTTTTGAAAAACTCGGTTGTTAAATCTATAAGTTCTGGAGATATATCAGTTTTACTATGTACAATATCTCCTCCTACATAAACTATTGCATTTTTTGGAAGAGCATTTACTTCTTTATATAATTGCCTAAAGACTCTTCTATATTCTTTATGTCTTTGGTAATTTCTAATATGTATATCTGCAACGTGCAGTATTTTATCAATTTTTTCAAATCCTACGTCTATTTTCTTAAAATCCAAGCTTCATCTCCACTATTTTTGTAAAATCTAACTTTTTAGACTCACTTATTATATTATTCATCTCCGTTTTACCCAAATCACTAGGATCGGAGTTTCCAGGCAATCTAATTAACCGTACATCAATATCTTCTCCCAGGAGCTTCTCGCATAACTCCAGGGATTCCCTTTCTGCATCCTTATCTAATATCACATTAATCCTGCTTACCTTTTTATCAACTATTTTATATTTCAACTTATCTGGTATAAATTTACCAAATAATGGTATCGTGTTTTCTCCGATTGAAAATGCATCAAATACTCCTTCACAAAGGTTAATATCTTCATCCCAATTTATTAGCATATCAAACCCAACAATATCCTTTGATACGTTTGGGTTTTTATGTTTATAATCAACATCATAATATGATCGGCCGACAAAATAATTTAATAATCCATTGTCATCATAACTAGGAATTATTATCATACCTGAATAGGGGCCTGATTCACAATATCCTATATTATGCCTAAGTATTTCTACTTTAGTTAGATTTCTACTTTTCAAATATCTTGCAGCGTTTCTAAACTCCGGACTATTGTGATTTCCACTAATCATTGGTATAAATTCAAGTGGCAATGAAACTATTTTTTCTGCTGTTTGCCTAGTACTAGCCTTTACAATTACCAGTTTATTTAATTCAGGTATTCTCCTATGAGCTCCAACTTTCTTAAAAATTCTACCTATTCCAATTCCTTTTACTCCACATACCCAACAATGCCACTTAGAAGTATTTAGGTTTATATTTAACTTCTTTTTGTGATGATTACAATATGGGCATTGAAAAGCAATTTCTTCTTTGCCAACCTTTGACACACCTAAAACTTCTTGTAATAATTGTATTAAACGCTGTCTTTTCATATAGTATTAATATAATAAAAATAGCTGACATGGAAAAACTTATTCCAACTTATTTTAATATAAAACTGTGACATATCCATTCATCTCATATACTTCGATGGGGTTATGTTTGATCGCTTTAATTGTATACACATAAACTCCTGTTGCAACGTCTCCATCCCATTCGTCGATAGAACTGACGCTAATCCACACTAAACCTCCCCATCTATTATATATTCTAACTTCCCATTCGTCCCAACAATTATCTGCTATTACCTGCCATGTGTCATTCCATCCATCTCCATTTGGTGTTACGGCGTTTGGAGCATATATAGATGTTTCATCACATTCACTTTGAGAACAAGGCAATCCAGTAATACAATCTATGTATTGAGTCAGAGTATGATATTCTGTAATTGTGTCAACTTGATAAATATATTCATAAACTACACTTTCATTATAAATGGTATCAGTAATAAACTCAGTTATAGTAATAGTATCTAGTTCATATATCGTTACAGTGTCCGTTTCTATAATGGTAATAGTATCTGTAAGATATTCAATAACATCTACATATTCTATAATAGTATCGCAATCTCCCGGACAAGGTCCGCCGAATTCAATTGAACTATATCCTAATAAATTTCCACCAACGTTAATTTGCCATATACCTACTTCACCTTCACAGAAGAATCCTTCCTCATAGTATTGTACCCAACACTCTGCAATTGTATATGGGTTAGCAACACTATTATTCCAGGCATCAAATATATTTAATTCAATTGTACCTTGTGTGACCATTGGAAAGTCAAAGAAAGTAAATGTGTACTCAGGCCAATTGATACTTTGTGAAAAGTTTCCACATGGTGGTATATCATCTAGTTCAGCATTACCTAAGTATAAGCATATATCTGTAAGTCCTTCTTCACAATCTACATCAATAGTTGCAGTATAAGTTTCCCAGTTAAAGTTAGTAATTACTGCATCGCATTGTGCAGACGTTGTTGGTGCCCATAAGGCTAGTAAGTAAATTAATTTTCGCATTGTGTTCCGTAATTTTGTAAGATTAAAAGTAAGTCGTCCAAATTAGTATATCCATCATTATTTATATCAGATGGACATTCTATTTGTACACAAGAAACATAGGCAGGGTGTTCAGTGAGTAGTGGGTAAACAAACCCATCTCCATTTAGAACAAATGCTGTACCAATATCGGCACATAATATGATGGTATAACCACCAATTGGCAAATTAAACCAATGTAAAAGACCTTCGCAGTCTTGGTATTGGTATTGTGTATATTCTGTAGCTCCTACAGAAGTAAATACATGTTGGTTGCATTGGGCTGATGCAATGGGAGCCCATAATGCTAGAACGTAAATCAGTAATCTCATGTTTTTAATATAATATAATAAAGAATGTTGGTAAATTAAAATTTTAGCTTATTTATTTTTGAAGTAATTTCTTCGTCTAGCCTAACAGTTGCAAAACGCCTGGGTCCTATACAATCATTGTAATAGTCTTCTTTAATGGAAACATGGTATCTATGGTGAATGTTTTCTTCTAAATAATTAACTTGCCCTTTAGTTTTTCCCATTATTAAAACTTCAAACTTAAAAGTATCTTTTCCTAATTTTTCTATGTCTGAATTTAGAATTTTAGATGAACCAGTATATGACTTCCAATTAGAATCTTTTCGTATAATTTTTCTACGCTTTTTACCCTTAACCTTTATACGTCGTGTCGTACCAAAGTATTTTCTACCAATATATTTTTTTCCCGATGATATGTTTGAAATTAAGTAAACAAAACCGAAAAATTCTTCTGGTGCCTCTAAAAGCGGCTTTCCATTATATAACCAATGACTCAAATTTTTTTCTCCTAATGTGGGTTCGTGTCAAATCTAACCATAAATGATAAATCATAATCAGAAGGGTTTTTTATAGCTTGTGCCATTTTTCCAACTGCGCATAAATTATTTTCTTTGTCGTATAATCCAACTGTTGTGATATATGGGCTCCATTCAGAACCCGTTGTATATGCCTTCATATTGTCGTTTCTAGGATTATGTTCTTCTCTAACAGTTATATTCTCTGTTAAATTATATTCTCCATCTAAAACATTGCATATATAAACATGTTCAGTTAAATCATGAGAACCCTTAAATGTAATATCTGAAAAAGAACCTGATGCTTCATGATAAAAACCTTTGTTTGAATAATCTGGCGTTGTGATTGTCACAAGACCATGTTCATACATAACATTTCCTACCCTAGAAGTATTGTTTCCACCTTGTCCATACGGCATAACATATGCAGATCTTTCTGCTGTCGACATTGACGCATTGTATATATGTACCTCATCAATAGAACCAAAATATGGGTCTATATGGTTAGTATATTTCCATTTTTTACCCTTTGTTCTTAAGTTTTTATCTAGTTCTGATGGTTTAACAATTGCTCTTTTTCCATATCTTCTGGCTCCAATGTGTATTGGAGTTTTTGTCGATGTGACCAATCCATCTGCTAAATCTGGCGCAGAATCTTGTAGGACAAGCGACTTATATATAAACAATTTACTATCTGCTTTTTGACACAAAATTGTTGTCCAAGAGTTTGTAGTATATGATGATGATACTACTGTTTCTCCTCCAGCTTTACTTCTTCGCTTAAAGTAAACCATACTTGTGTCTGGCTTAACATATACTGAAAATGGACAATGTCCTCCCCACCAT